GTAGGCGTTTCCAGTTATATATAAATTTGAGCTGGGGTGGTCTGTTCCCGTGACGCCTATCCCTAGACTCGTAGAGGTCGTGTCGAACATGATATTCGATGTCGTACCGACGAACGTCGCTCTATTCGTCCCCTGAAACTTAAGATGACCGTTCGCGGACATATCTATTATTTAGGGAGGTTTTTTTAAACGAAAAAGTCCGGAGGACTTTGTTTGATACGAGTGGCTCTACCACTCGGGATGTCTTTCTTGCAAAGTGGGTTGCACTTTGGAGGAAAAGGTCAACTGCTTAGGCAGTTGGAATAGACGGCCACACAACACCCGTGAGGTTTCCGTCCGCGTCTAAAGTTGGTCGGGCCGTACGAGGCAAGTCCCTTAGAGCTTGGCGGTAATCCTTCCAGTTCTGGATATCCAGTTCGAGCCAGTGTGGATAATCTGGGGTCATGTATTTATCACTCTGGTCGAGGAGAGTGTTCCGTTCCTCTCGGAACTTTTTGATCGCATCAGCGTTCGTTAGTTTGTAGAGTGTATATTCATACGCAATATCGAGAGGTCTTGGAAAGTTCTCGTCATCGAAAACAACACTCTCCCACGTGGTTCCATCGGAGGTATAGGGTTCACCCGGGGCTATACTTTCTAATATTTGGGCGAGCATATACTTTACCGCTACATTTTTATGACACGAATTCTATGTAAACGAAACCATGTTGACCTGTGTGTGTTCCAAATGAGGGGCTGCTCCCATTATTCCTCGACGAACCACCGAGCCCACCAGCGCCCCCATAAGCGTTAGTACCACCACCGGCGTACCCACCACCACCACCACCACCCGTCGAAGAGCCGCCACCACCACCGAACCCCCCGGGCCCATTACTGGAGGAGCTGGGGCCTCCCTGGGCTCGTTGGGAGTCCCCGGTGGTGCCTATATGATAACCGTTTCTCCCACTCCCGTCTCGGCCGGACTCGTAGACAAAACCAGAACCCCCACCCTGTCCCTGTAAGCCGGCTAATGTGCCGTTGATGGTGGTATTACCCTGTGATGTTCCACCATTCGAAATTGCATATTGCGCGTTCCCCGCCCACCGCGTGGCGTTCTTTCCACCACCACCACCACCGACAGCATACAAATATGTTCGATCTTCACTTAGAACCCATGATGCTCCACCACCACCACCACCGCGGTATGAGCCATTCGAACTGCCATACACAGTCGTATCCGCATCCCCACCGGCTTGTCCTACAACTATGGCAAATTTTGTTCCCCTTGTGATCGAAAAGTTTCCTTGGCTATATGCCCCAAGCCCAGCGCCGACGAACGTACCCGCTGAGATGTTGTAGGAATGCCCCCCTCTCGCTCCAGCTGCTTTAATTGTATACGTCCCAGATTTGGGGGCTGTCCATATTTGAAAACCCCTATCGGTGTTGCTGGTGCTGGCGGCGTTGAAATAAGCAGTGTTATCCGTCCATGCGGGGGAATACGCAGAAAGAAGGCTGCTGAGCATCGGTCCCTGCTGTCCCGTTTGCCCCGCATTCGTGAATGTAAATGAAGTAAAGGCGTAAAGTTCGGCACTCCCCACGATATTGATTGCTCTATCTGTGAACAACCCGCTGTTATTATCAGTCAATCGGAATGTTACACTCGTCGTACCCACCGCCGCAATTTGACCTGTTATAGCACCTGTACTCTCGGTAAGAGCAAGACCCCCAGGTAAGGCGTTACTCCCGGGTGCTACATAGAACGTCATATTCGTACCACCACCACCATCTGTACCTACGAGTGTTTGAGTTTGGGACGTACCAGTATCGAACCCCAGGTTCGCACCAGCCGCGGTAGTCCATTCGGCTGGAAACCCTATCGTGGCAGTACTGGCCCCGCTCAAACCCGATGTACTATTAATCCTAACTTTATAGGGTTGTTGGGCGAGAACCCATGATCCCGATCCACCAAAAAATTGTACATTGTTGAGTCCAATATCATAGTCCGTCGAACCCGTGTTCTTTGACTTTATTACCACTCTGAAATAAGAGAATGCTTCAGTTGACCCCGCGGATAGTGTTGTGACATTTGTGGACAGAGTCGTCCCCGTCCCAGCATGAAGTACCGTCCAATTTGTACCGTCGTTGCTCCCTAATATAACAAATTGTCCGTGTTGGAAGTTTGATTGAGCGCTACCTATTACAGCGCGAGATAGTATAACTGGGTTGGGTATTTGTAATTGTATCCAATGCCCACGATGCGTTGTTCCACTTATATCTTGAGTTGCTGCGGAGTCAAGTCCCGCTAAATAGGGTGCATTAGAATCATAGCCCACAGTGGCGTTACCATTTGCACTGTGCCAGTAACTACCCGTAGTCACAACATCATCAAAGGCCTTGTACGCGTTAGTCGAGTTCATTGAGGCACTCGCTGTGTACCCCGTGATCGAATCATTATTTGTCAACGCATTAGGTGGAAACTCAACCGCCTCACCCCCCATCTTGAAAGTTACCTGGGTCCCGGCAGCGTTCGGTGCGCTCGCATCGACAACACTATACAAACTTCCATCGACACCTTCCAATTGTACCGTCGATCCACTGACAATACCTGTACCCGTCACCGTGAATACCTGGGTTGATGTGTCAAAGACAAAGCCGGTGGTAGCGGTGTCGGTAATTTCGTAGATATAGGCAGAACCGGTGTTGGAAATACCACCCGGGTCTTCGTTCGGCGCCCCCGCGATAACCTTCGCCCCATCCCCACTCATGGCGACACTATAGCCGAAGTTGTCACTAGACGCACTGTCCGATGCTCCAATCTTTGCATGTTGGACCCAATTCGAACCATCGTAGGTGAAGATATAGGCAGAACCGGCGTTGGTGTCACCACCAAAGTCCTCACCGTTCGCCCCCGCGATAATCCTCGTCCCATCCGAGTTCATGGCGACCCTGTTGCCTAAGTAGTCACTAGACTCTGGATCCGATGCCACAATCTTCGCTTCTTGAGCCCACGACGAACCATCGTAGGCGTAGATATAGACAGAACCGGCGTTGGTAATACCACCCGGGTCTTCGTTCGGCGCCCCCACAATAACCCTCGTCCCGTCCGAGTTCATGGCGACAGCGCCCCCGAAGTGGTCACTATTCTCTGGATCCGATGCTACAATCTTTGTACCCGTATCCCAAGACGAAGACGAACTATCGTAGGTATATATATAGGCTGCACCGGCGTTGGTAGGGCGCGAACCAAAGTCTTCATACCGCGCACCCACAATAACCCTCGTCCCGGCCGAGTTCATGGCGACACTCCACCCGAACTCGTCAAGCGTTTCCCTGTCTGGTGCCACAATCTTTGTACCCGTATCCCAAGACGAAGACGAACTATCGTAGGTATATATGTAAGCAGAACCGGCGTCTACAAGATCACCCGCCTGCCCGACCTCATCAGCCGCATCCTCAGCGTACGCCCCCACGATAATCCTCGTCCCGTCCGAGTTCATGGCGACACTCCACCCGAAATAGTCCGACGTCTCCTTATCCGATGCCTGAATCTTCACACCCGTACCCCAAGACGAAGACGAACTATCGTAGGTATATATATAGGCTGCACCGGCGCGATTAAGACCACCAGAGTCTTCACGGTACGCTCCCACGATAACCTTCGTTCCATCACCACTCATGGCGACGCTAATCCCGAAATTGTCATACGAGTTCTGATCTGCCGCTGGCGCTACAATCTTTGTACCTGTATCCCAATTCGAACCATCGTAGTTATAGATATAGGCACACTCTCCGGCTGCCACCGACGAAGCATAACCGACCCCTACGATAACCCTCGTCCCGGCCGAGTTCATGGCGACACTGTACCCGAAATAGCGTTCGGCCGTCGCATCTGATGTGGGGGGGACAATCTTTGTCTCAGTGCCCGCCCCCACCGTTGACCCTCCACTAACAAGTGTGGTTAACGGCGAAATACCAGTAACCGTGGGTGGTTGGGCGATAGACCCCCACCCCGATGCCGTGTACGATTCCATGAACCCAGTTGTGGAGTTATAGCGGATCATTCCGTTTGCGACTGTCGCCGGTCTCTGACCCGTCGTACCACTCGGAACGGTCAGAGCACCTGTTCCAGAAGTTCCGACGACGCCGGCCACCTCAACATTCCCACTGGCGACTAAAGAAGTCGTAGGATTCGTAAACTCTAGGGTTAAAGGCGTTATATTCCCCGTAGCAGTCACGGCTTCGAGAGAGTGCTGCGCTTCCACGTTGACCGTTCCCATGATGAGCGTTCCACCGAGTTCGAGGTTTGTGCTCACGTATGAATTACCTAATACATGAAGATTCGCTTCTGGGGAATCTACCCCCACACCGATCTTTCCTGTTAGTGTATCGATCACGGCGTTCGAGGCATTACC